TATTACGTCTTTTTGATTCTCTTCGCTAGTCTTTGATAAGTCGATTAACGGATATAAATTTGCATCATATCCATAAAACTGCAGCTTATCCTTTGTTGACTTACTTTCCTCAAGAATCCAGTTTTGCGTCTCGTAGTCATGATTAAAAGTTAATACTATATTCTCTGGATATTCTTTCATTAACACAACACCTCTTTAATTTCATCTCCGAAAATGTCAATACACTCTTGAGCTATTTCTCTAGTTTTTAAAGTTGGTAAGCTTGATAAAGTATTGCTAATACTCCCTGCACTTATTCGTAACAGACCGTCTTCTCCATCATAATAAATTAAAAATTTATTATTACTATAATCGCTCCAATCAGGCTCCCAATCTCCGTTTTTTATCTTTGCCCATTGGTGTAGTTTAAACAATAGCTTACGTTCTTTTAGATGTTGTTCAGCTTCTTCTTTTGTTTTGAAATATAAACCATGTTCAAATACATTTTTTGAAAAGTTGTCATTATCGAAAAAATATATATCACATATATTAGCACTTGCATTAGATATATAATATAAAGTTTCTTCATGTTTTGGATAAGTCAGTTTAAACTCTTTCTTGTAATCTTCCAACTTAGCAATAAACTCATCTCTTAAAGCTTTTGCTTTTTCGTCGTATTCTTTAATTAGTTCTTCTTTATTCATTTTCTAATTCTCCGTTATATTTTGGTATTTCCATCCAGTAAATAATATCATTATCAGTGTTTTCAAAGCCTAATCCCCCATCAACTTCTACCCACGTATCAATAGTGGTATCAGTAAATCCTCCAGAAGACAAAGGCAAAGTTACTAGAACTTCTTCATCAAGTTCGGGTATATCTCCATCCCATATCTCGTTGGAATATCCTTTAAAAAATTCTTTTTCTTCTTCATCCATTTCTCTTAAATAAACTTTTTGCCATTTCATTGTTAATCCTCCTAATCATTTAAAGTAACTATTTCATTGTTAGGTAGTTTAATTATTGCTTTTTGTAATGAATCCTCGACTTTATCTTCTTTAAACACCGTTAAACTTAAACCTAAAAAAATCAATAACAATCCAAACAAAATTAATGAACCTGTGTTTTCCTCAAATCTTTCCATTATATATCCTCCAATAACTCCTTGTTCTCGTATATATTACCTATTACTTCAATTTCTCTACAAATACATTTATCAAGGAATACAGACAAATTTTTATTACTCATAGATAATATTTTATAAACCTCACTTCTTTTAATTGTGTATATATCGTCACCATCTTTCACAATATCTCCCACATAAATATACTTTCCATTCTCTTCTTTCATTCCTGTGTTATTCATGAACTCTACTTCATCGAACAATCTAGTATATGTACATCGAGTTTTGCTATCAAAGAAAATAACTATCTTGTTTTTGTAGTCAATAACTTGGGTGTCATAGACTTTATTTTTATCTTTTACATAAATCTTTGGTTGTAACATTTTTATAACTCCTTAATTTGTTTCAATAAACCGTTTAAATCTTCTTTAGTTTCTATATAACCTATAACATCATCAGTAATAGGTGTGTCATATGTTAGCTTGTCTTCTGAATCTAATACAGCTAGTTCTAGTCCATAACTCATATCATGATAAATTACGCTAGCTCCATATCCATTTGGGAATGTATAAGCTGTCGCATATCCGTTGAAAAGTTCTTTTTGCCCTGTTATATACTCTTTATAATCAGATGATACTGTTTTATCTTCTCTTATCTCCATCTCTCACACTCTCCTATCTTAATTTTATTTATAAGGCTTGAATTGATTTTCAAAACAAGCCTTATTAACACTACTTGTTACCTACAAAAATTAATAACACTTTTTTATTTTCATGAATGCTATCTAATACTTTAACTTCTAACACTTTTTCATTTGCTGCATCCAGCCCAATCTCATCAATATTACTATCTTGAATAAACTCGTTAATGTCGTTTGCTAACATTCCCTCTGTTGTCTCTATTTGTACTACTTTCTTTAAGTTATCTAGCATTAATTTCTCCTTTGTTTTTGAATTTTGATTTTATTGATTTTTATTGAAAATGTTAAAGACCTAAGTTTAACAATTTAGTTAAACAATCTTCTTTTTCTTCTCTCTTCAAACTCTTAAATATTTCAATTATATCTTTAATAGCTTCTTGTCCGTTGCTTTGTAAGAGCTGTGTTACTTCAATCCCTCCTTTCATAGCAATTATTTTCAATCTATTCTTGTTAGGTAAGTGGTATCCTTTTTCCCAACGATACACATCTGACTTTTTAGCGTTGACTAACTCTCCAAACTGTTCTAATGTTAATCCTAGATTTACTCTTATATCATAAATCTTCTTACCTACTATTTTCTTATGCATCTCTTTTAAACTCTTATCTTTCATTTTTTAATACTCCTTATCTATTACCTTCTGCAGCTCATACACACTTACACCTGTTGCCTTACTAATCTTTTTCCATGTGCTGTAACGTTGCCTTACGATTCCCTCTCTAGCTTCTTGTATAGTTTTTCTATGTAGTCCAGTAACTGCAGCTAATCCCGTGTTAGTTACTCCAATCTCTCTCATTAATTCATCAAGTTTAGTTCTTTTCATTTTCTTTTATTTTCTTTCTAATGAGTTCTAATATCTCTGCAGGGCTTTCTTTAACACATAAATATTCTTCATTTAGAGAAACCTCTGTATATTCTGGGGCTTTAGTAAAAGGGTTTATGTAATTAATCGTACTTGCGTTTATTAGCATGTTTTCGTTGTTCCCTGCTCCTGTTAAATTAATAAACGGCGTTCCTGCTGTAATATCTTCTATAACCTCTTTATTAGCTATTTCTGGCTGTTCTAAGGCTTCCTCTTTATCTTCTTTTACGATTCCCTCGTAAAACTCTTTAATTTTGTTATAATACTTCATAGATGGCTTGTTATCGCCCTTTTCCCATTTGTAAACTGTTTGCGCATCTACTCCTAGATTATTTGCTAGCATAGATGAGTTTAAATTGTAATGCTCCTTAATTGTTCTTATCATTTCTTCAACTCTAATCACTGGTTTTAACATCCTTTCTTCTTTTGATTTTTTTTATTTTTTCAATGTTGTTAAATGTTGTGAATAAATTATCCTCTGAATATAATTCCGTCATCTTCATTTTTCTCCTCTTTATCTTCTTTAACTTCTTCAAAGAAATGTATTTCTAGCAATTCTACTTCCGTTCTATCGTTTTCAAATAACTCTAGTGGCACTGTTATTTGTCCGTAAGTTCTACTACGTACTCCTTCTTTGTCTAGTCGATATAGTTTATCATTGTATCTAAAGTGTATTACTTCTATATCTGTAAAAGTTGGTGCTATTTCTTTTCCTGTTACCATCCTTTTAATCTGCCAAAACTCTTTTTTCATTTTATTTACCTCTTTCTTTATCAAACCTATGTTCTTGTAACCATTTAGCAAACTCTTTCTTTTGTGCTAATAGGTCGAATCCTGTTTCATCGTATATAGCTTCTGCTATATCGTTAGTACTTAATCTTTCTAGATGAAAATCTTTGAATATCTCGTACATTTCATTAAAGAACTCTTCTAGCCTTTTCTTTCCGTAACCTCTATTTCTTAAAGTAAGTAATGGTATTCCTAGCAATCTAACAAATAAACCTTGATATACTAAGTCCTCCATCTCTTTTTCTTTTTGCATTAATTCTTCTTCCATCCGTCTAACTTCTGGCTCTAGTTTTTTTATTGCATCATTTCTAACTATATTTGTAAAAGCTGTAGGATTTGCAAGAACTAGATTTGACTTTCTAAACTTCTTATTTCCTCCCTTTTTCTTCTTCTTACTTTTTGCCATTTACTAACTCCTCTATCTCTTTATTTAACTCATTATCTATTGTTTCTACTTCTTTAATCTGGATAATTAAACCTGTGTGTTCGTGCATTCTCTTTTTTAAATGCATATCAGTAATTAAATTATCGTCTTTGAAATAACCTAACTTTGTCATTATATCTTGTATTGTTTTTTGTAAATTGTCTAAGTCTGGTCTAGTATCTTTTACTTGTCCGTTTTTAGCTTTTTTTGTTAAGGGAAACAACCACGTTACATACAACTCAACAGGTTTACTATATGGCTCTCTTGGTTGTCTCCCGCTTAACGCTCTTATTAACAAATACTCTGAATATTTAACTTTTGTAGGTTTGTAAAATGTCTTTGTCTTTGTAGAAAATTTCTTTTGCTGTGCTGTAGTCTTTGGTACTTCATCCATACTTACGAAAAATTTCAATTTATTCATCTCTCCTAATCTTCCAACCAATTATAGTTAAATTCATAATTTTTAGTTTTTGTAGAATTGTACAAACTTGCAATTACATAGTTTTCAAAAATATTAATTTTTTTAGATTTTAAGATTTGCTTCGTGCAATAATTTATATTTTGTTCAGTTAAGCTATTTAAACGTTCCTTAATGCTTGATACTGCTATACTCTCGTTGTTTATGCTATAGCTTTTGTTGTCGTCTGTAGCTTGTATATTAGCTATAACTTGCTTAACATCTTGTTTTATTAAATCAAACCAAAAATTATATAAATCTATATCTAGCTTTAACTTAACTTTATCAGCTACTAAGTTATTACTAAGTACTTGTTTGATAAAGTTATTATAATTATTATATATATTAATCTTATAATTAATCTTATTTATGGTTGGTGCATTTTGCCCTAACTGTTGGGGCATTTTGCCCTTACCTAGTTGGTGCATTTTGCCCTGTGAGTTGGTGCAATTTGCCCTAACCTCTGTTTCATTTTTTATTTTTGAGGTTGGGGCATTTTGCCCTAACTCTGAATTTTGTATTTGATTTTCAGTTTTATCTTTTTTTATCTCTTTAATATTAATATTTTTATCTGTTTTAAGGTTATAAACTTCATCTATTTTTTTGTAATTTACTCTGTATAATTTCCCGTTTTTGTGTTTTTGTGCAATTATGTAACCGTCTTTTTCAAGTTTGACTAACGCTCTTTTTAGAGTATCCACTCCGAAACAAAACTTAAAATCTCTTTCGAACATTTGATTTACTGAACTGAATAACCAGTATTCATTGTCTATAAAAAGCTCATTCTTTTTCTTGTTAATTGTCGTCCAGTAGTCTATCTGCTGTAATATTAATGCTTCGTTTACTTTTCCTTTTCCTAAAACTTCTAACAACTGCAGGTTTAACAATAATACCTTTGATTCCTTATTGTTGAATACATTTGACATATTCTATTCATTTGTAAATGGATTCACTACATCTTGCATGAAGTCATTAGGATTAAAGTTATTTCCAAAATTATCAAAGACTGTATTATTATTTCTTAATCCCGTGTTGTTGAAGTTCATTCCTTGTTGTTGATGTTGTTGATTGATTACATCTATCGCATTAGGTTGTTGGTTGAAGTTGTTGAAATTATTATTTGTTGGTTGTTGTTGTTGCTGTCCTTGATTTCTCGTATCTAAAAATTGAATGTTGTTAGCAATTACTTCTGTTCTATATACTGTGTTTCCGTCTTTACCTTGAAAGTTACCAACTTGAATACTACCTACAACAGCTATTAAACTACCTTTACCACAATATCTAGCTAAGTTCTCTGCTTGTTTATTGAAAGTCTTGCAGCTTATAAAATCTGCTTGTTGTTGCCTGTCTTGTCCTTTGAAAGCTCTATTCACTGCCAAAGTAAAGTTTGTATATGCTTTCCCGCTTTCTGACATTCTCAAATCTATATCTTTTGTTATTCTTCCTACTAATACTACATTATTAATCATTGAGTTTTATCTCCTTTATTTTTTCTATAATTTTTAATACTTCTTCTTTTGTAAATAGTTCTATTTCAACTTTCTTTCCTATACTTTTTTTTGGCAGCCATAACACGTAACCTTTATAATTGCTGTAATTAGATTCATCATAAGCTATTAAGTAAAGCGATAACTGATACTTTAAATATTCTTTATTTAGCTTTGATGTAGTCTTTACATCATATATTATGTTGTCCCCTACACCGTCTACACGTCCGCAGTATATATCTTTGTAAAGAACAAACATTTCTTTATCTAATGTTTCAAAGTCTTTTATCTTTTTATATTGCTTAATTGCGTTTTCTTCATAAACGTTGTTTGTTTGCCATTCTATCCCATCTTCTAAGCTCTCTATTAGGAAATGTACTCTAGTTCCATAATCTCCAGCTTGTTTTAAAATATTGTAAGGCACTCCCTCGTATTGCTCTCCTAGTAAGAGTTTGATACATTGAGTAACGCTTAACAACTTCTTATCATCTAAATAATAAGTGTGTGTTACTTCATCGAATTTAAAGTTGTAATTTGATGTTGACATTTTCTTGAATCTCCGTTTCTTTTATATACTGGTCGTATAAGAACGGGTTATCTGCTTTAAAATCTTTACTATTAAATGATTTTCTAAAGTAAGCTGGTTTAATACTAACTTTAGCTGTATCATTCTCAAACTTATCTAAGTTATCAGCCTTCATTTTTAACATTATTTCTTGTCTAACTTCTTCTTTTTCGATATTTAACATATCTATTTTTTCATTTATTTCTTTATACTTTGACAAAAGTTTTTCCATAATTCCTCTAGCTCCTTATCTGGTATTTCTTCTAGTGATTCAACACTTAAATTCTTTTTCTTTAACCAACCATCTATTTGACTTAATTCAACTTTGTGAGTATGCATCGTTGATAATGCTTCATTCCTGTTAAATTTAGTTGCTACTTTAACCGCTTGCGGTGTAGGTTGATAATTCTGTATGTTTTGTTCTAAAACATCACTTTCCGCTATTTCTAATGCATTCATATACAAGTAACGTTTACTATATGTTATGATGCCTCCTATTGTTTGCATATTTGCTCCTACAGTTGTTTGACTTGGTATTGTGTACTGAACTTTTTCATTTGTGTCTAAGTCAGTAAATGTTATCTTTGCGCTATCCTTATATAACGTAAAGTGCGGATACAGTTTCAAACTATCAAATATTTCATTTGCTATAGGTAAAAAGTCAGATAGTTCAAAATATTTTTGATTCGTATATTTGTTGAATCCTGTTTTTTTAATCTTCTTTTTTTGTAATAATACTCTTGCTTGTAAAAGTTTTTTCATTTATATTATTTCCTCCTTAAATACTTCGTATAACTCTCTATTATTTCTAGTTCTTCTTGTTTATTTAAACTTGTAAATGCGTTCTCTACTTCTGTATCGTAAGGATATGAATCTGCAAAAATACATATTGTAGAAATTATAAAATCGTCATCTAGTTCTTTTAATTTATCTAGTACTATTTCTTGGTTTCGATTAAGTTTATTTAGCTTGTTAAATGGTCGAATACTCTTCGATTCAATTAACTCATCTATATCATCTCTTTTTACTTCTAGCAGCCTTACATCTTGCTTACACTCTTTTAATAGCTCTATCGCTATATTTAAGCTGTCTTTAGCTGCTTTTAATTTGTTTATCTCCATTATTCCTCCTATTGACTTTTTATTTTATTTATTTTAAAATGTATATAAGTATATTTTTTAAGTGGCTGTTTTTTAACAGCTGCTTTTTTTATTTGTTTTCTTCTACAAATTTAAAAATTTGTCTAACAGAATCAACCAGAACAACATCCATTAATTCTTTTGTAATTTTGTCTATTCTTTCCTTTTGTTCCACTGTAACTCTATCTTTCATATTTTCAGCTAATTCTTTTATATCCATTGCTAACATTAAATTTAATTGACTTTCTGTAGCTGCTCCGTTCATAATTTCAGTATAAAAATCTACTATTTCTTTATTTATTTTCATTTTTTCACCTCTCTATTAATACCCGTCTTTTTGTCTTTGAATGTTTACTAAAGATTTTTTTTCGTATGCTTCAAACAGCTCTTCTAATGTGTAGAATAAAATCGCTATATCAATAATTAATTCTATTGCATTCTCTGGTTCTTGAATATATACTGTGTTGCCAACTCTCTTATTAAATAAGTAACCTGTTTTTATTTCATTTAACATTGCGCTCTTGTGTTCTTTGTTATTAATTCTTTTTAATGTGAATTTACATCTATCATAACTGAATGTTTTATGTTTATGATTAAGTAACGATAGCGCAAATGCTAAACAGTCCGCTAATTCATCTAGCTGTTTTTCTTTAACTGTTTTATTTTTTTTCCAATCTTTAAATAAACCTAATGCGTTGTACCATTCGTGGAACTCTTCGCAAAGTGCAGTTTCTATATGATTTTCTTTCCATACTTTCATATATGAATCGACTTTTTGCTGCAAGTCTTGTGCTTTTATTAATCTGTCATGTAATTCTAATGATTTCATTTAATTCCTCCTAAAAATATTTTTTGCTAAACTCTTTATCAAACAAAAATTGAATCATTGCTATTAATCCTGTTGCTACTCCTCCTACAAGCTGCCAATCAATATTTGTTAGTGTTAAGAAACAAATACTTACAACTGCTATAGTCCAGTAGATAACATGTAATTTATCTTTTTTAATTTTTAATTTCATAATTATTTAACTCCTAATTCTTCTCTAAAAATTTGTACTGTTTTTCTTGAATAAGGCTCGATATACTCCGATAACCTTTTATCTTGAAAGTAGTCATAGTTCGTTGCAAAGTGTAGAAAAGCA